AATCGAGCTAAACCATAGTCGCCATATCCGCTGTTTACAAACGAAACAATATCACCAACAGCAAATCCTGTTCCGGCTGCCGCACCAATTTCAACTCTATTTAATGACCCGATCAATCTAGGTGAGTCATCAAAAATAGTATCGTCTGCTACTAAAATTTCATTGTTAATAAAGGCACCTGCAACGGCAGATACGTTGAAAACATAAACAAACCCGCTTTTGATTTTACGCTTGATGTATTTTTCAACGAAAGCAGTTGCACCGGATGTTACACCTTTGACCTGCTTACCTACTAGGTCAATTGAACGATCAGTTGAAGTGATTTCTAAGTATTGTGGGACAACCCACTCGCCATCTGATAATTTGAACAGGTCATCTGCGGGATAATATACATCCGTATCTACGCCGTAAACCAATTTGAAGAATAAGTCGATTGATCGCTCAGTGCCCTTTGACCGATAAAGGTCTTGTGAATTTTTGACTAGCAAACGCTGATTGGTTGCTGTATCAAACTCAATATTTTTTAGATACTTTTCTTTGAAGTGTAGAATAAAGATATCAATTGTTTTATCAATGTCTCTAAGCTTGGGTAGGTTTCTAGCAAAGAACAGCGAACCCATTCGCTTTGTTCTGCCACCCTTTTTAATAATAGTGGCACCACCAGATGAACTAGTGATAGGGGTGATATCAGAACAAACGCTCAAGCATTTGAACGTATCAAATCCATTGACATATACTAAAAGTTCGCCATCAACATAAGCAACAATTTTACCCGTAGTGGTTCCTTGTGCGAGTGTGTCACCAACGTTGAAATCTGTGTAACTTTCAAGAGTCAATAATTGATGATTTTGCTCTAGCCACTCAAAGTAAGCCTTAACAAATAAAATAAAGTTTTCACCCTGATCCTTGTAGAAGGACGGGAATTGATTTTCGATAAACGGCGAAATTAAAGTTTCGATGTCTTTCATTCGATTATTCTCTCACAGCCGTAATATTGATACTCAAATCTTCTTCCAGAATATTTAAGATAACATTCTTTTTTGAGGCTACATCATTTGATTTTGGCGTTGCATAAAATTTAATACCATCACCTTCGAACCCAGTAATATCAAAGTTGGTGATCTGTAATAACCCGGTGGTATAATTAACTTTGCCGATATCAGCAATTTTTCTACTAATAGAATCTGTTGCTGTTAAAATTTGAAGATTACCCAACCCATCATCTTGAATTGTAGCCCGCTTGCCAGATGCTGTAAATGCTGATGATGTAATAGTGTATCCTATAGTCTCGGTGTTAGTAGAATCCAATTCCATGTCAAAAGCAACATCGAATGTGCTAGAGGTGCCAACTGTTGGAATAACTTTCTTGATCGCTTTGATCTTTGTTTCGTTTGATACAATCGACTGTTGCGAAGTATCAATAGCAAATGCTAACTTTGAATATCGCATAATTTTGTTGAAGTTGTTTAAATTTGTGCTAGCGTAATCAAGGACAGCAGAAACGACGAGCGTCTTAATATCATCTTCAGTTAACCGAGTGACATTAAGATTATACTTGACATTTGTTTGAACGGCGATATAAAGATAATCGGGATCAACGAACACCGGATCGATTGAAACAGGTGAACGTGGTTTTAGAAAAGCGTAATACTCGTTTTTCTTAACTGTTGGTAGCGCATCGATTGCTTTAAGATCAATTGAAACAAACACTTTGCCAAACTGAGGAGGATCTAAATCCTCACCGCCATATGCAGCGACTGTATTGATTTCTGGGAAGTTTAGTTTCAAAAGATTCTCATAATCTTCTGTAGTGACTGCTCGCTCTTGTGTAGTGAAGTGACGAGGAGCATTGAACTTAATGCTTTCTACAGACTCAGCAACCGAACCGCCTGCTGCCTTTTCGTTAGTAAGAACGACGATGCCGGATTCACCTTCGATTGTGCCATCTGAAGTAAATGAGCTACAACCATTAGGAAGTTCTCCGTTTGAGATACGATACTCAATAGAAATAGTCGAACCTTCTTTTGGCTTACGACCAATAACACCGTCACCAAATACAATTTCATAAGATTCATTTTCAGCACCTTGAATGAAGAATACTCTTGAGGTGCTAGCTAAACCAAACAGTGAAGTTGCTCTTGTATAGGTGTAGTTTGAAGAACCCATATCCTCAATCACTGTAACAGAAATACTAGAAATATCAACGTTTCTATTTGACATAACATATCTTTTATTTTCAGCAGAATTTACTGTAAATTGATCAGTTACATAATAACCTTCATAGAGGGTGATATCAGTTCCTAGGAATCTGTTCTGTGTTGCGCTTGCAGATTGATAGTCACGAATGACAATGTTTTCGCCGATTGAGAAAGTATAGTTTTTATTACCAAACCGTGAATTAAAGGTTGTGCCTTTTGGAATAGTAAATGAACGCTTCAATAGATTTGTAGTTAGAATGTTGATATCAACATTTGCTTGAGCAGATTTGAACGAGCCAGGTGTATAGTTTAATTCTTTAGCATGTGATACTACGCTATCACGAATAACAGCGGTGTCAAGAAACATCTCGCTGCCGATCATATTTAGATAGAAGGCATTGTGGTATGTGTTGTAAGATAAAATGTCAAGAAGGACAGACATGTTACTGCCGTCAAAGTCATAATCTTTGAACCTATCTTGCTGCTTCAAGTAATACTTTAAAGTATTCTTGTGCGTATCAAAATCTATGTTAGTTAAAACTATGCTCGTATTAGCTGCCATTATCGTACTCGATATAAAGTGATTTCTGTGGTAACAGGTTCTTGTTTATTTATGATAAAGTATATGATGGTGATAGTATATGAGTTACGATCATAGTTAGGAATTACGTCCACTCTGATTACTTTAGCTCTAGGCTCATAATTATAAATGGTGTCCGAAACATACCTACCTATAGCAGTAGCAGTAGCGTCACCCATAGGTTCGAATAACATGCGGTTGATGTTAGAACCTATAGTTGGCTGAAACAACCTTTCGCCTTTTTCGGTTAGCATTAAGTTCTTGATAGAACGAGTTACGGCATTTTCATTGACAAAACGAACAATGTCACTAGACGCAGGGTGCGGACTAAGGTTAGTCAGAAAATCACTATAGATCTGATTCTGTTTATCTGCAGCAGTGAATTTGTCTACTCTTGCCATTTATTTTCTCTTTATGGGACGACTATGGTTGCACTAGAAGTTGCAGAAACATTACCTGAAATGTTTGTTGCAGTCACTTTACAATTTAAAGTTCTGTTTTTATCTTCAACGTCGATAACATACGTGCTACTCGTAGCACCAGCGATAGCAGTTGCGGTTCTTGCAAACTGCCACTGAAATGCGAATGTGATAGTTGGTTCACCTGTCCATGTTCCTTGCGAACAAGTCAACGTGCTTCCAACAGTCACTGTCCCTGTGATCGCCGGCGCAACTGTATTGACTGGCGGCGCATATGGGTTAGTGATCACTGCTGTAGCTGTTGTTTCAGCCGAAACATATCCTGCAATATTTTCTGCCGTGATAGTAGCGCTAATAGTGCTACCAACATCTGCTAATACTAATGTATATGTTGATGCTGTAGCGCCCTCAATAGCAACACCGGAACGATTCCATTGATATGCGTATGTAATAGGTGCATATCCTGTCCAGGTGCCATTGTTAATTGTCAATACCGAAGTGAACGTAGTTGTTCCTGTGATTGTTCCTGCAACAGTATTAACAGGAGGTTCTGCATCAACGAATGCTTGAGCATTTATTTTCAAAGTAGTCAGAGCGCCGCCTGCGACAGATGTTGTAAAAGCTTCTTTGCTTGATGTATTGATTGTTGCGGGAACACCTGTTGCGGTTGTGATTAAGGCTTGTGTGGTTGCAACCCTAGTTAGTCCATCGCTAATTGCTGTTTCCATTTGATTTTTAATATCTGAAATAGTATCAACTAATGTGTTAACATCATCTATAGTGTCTTTAATATCATTGATTGCTTTAAGAACTTTGTCAAGACCTAATTCGCTAGCAAATTCGTTGACTTCATCGCCGACCATTTTCTGGATGTCTGATATAGCATCTTCAATTGTATTAGTGATTGTTTGTTCAATATCTTCTTTTGTTTGATTAACGATTTCCAAAGCACAAGCTTCTAATCGAGGAATTGCATCAGCAATAGCATCTACTAAATCAGCAACAGCTTGTAACAATTCAATGATCTGTTGAACATATTTTATATATGCTTCTAGTTGAGGAATTGCTGTTCCGGTAACTAATTTAGCAAGCCACTTAATAATGGCAAAAGGATTAGGACCGGGTAGTTTTAGAATTGGTAAAATTTTCTCTAATTGCTTAATTTGCTCTTGAAGGGCAGCTTTGATTAGTGATTTGACTTCATCAAGATGTTGCTTGACAATCAACTTTAATGAGTCACAATCAGTGACATACTTTATCTGCCTGATTAATTCTTTAATATGTTCGGTATTGACTACTAAATCACTCTGCTCCAAATTGGGTGGCATCGGAAAATCGCTTAAATCAATATCTAAATTCAATAAAAGAGGCTCAGCTGCATCACCACGATCCAATACAGATATTGGACCCCTGCTTGCTGCTGTTACTACAATTTCTTCCGTTGCCATTATAACACCTTAAGTAATATTTGTGACAATGCCCTTTTGGACACTTATAATTTCACCAGTAACAGAAGTAAATGTTCCTGTTACACCCGCACCTGATACCATACCACCAGCAACTGATAAGCTTCCTGAAGGGAGAACCACTCCGCCGGGCGCCTTTAATGCAATACCAGTGCCGCTAGCAATAGAAGCACCACCCATGCCATTAAATTTTATACTACCCGATACATTATATGTTGCATCACCACTCACATTGGTGAGAGAGTTACCATTAATGTTATGAACAGAATCACCTAGAACGTTTGTGACAAGATTGCCTTTGACGTTAGTAGACATGTTACCATCAATTTGTGCTGTGCAATTTCCGACAACTCGCATCAGAACATCACCACCAACAGACACAGTTTTATTCTTTACAATAACTTCATACTGGTCTTGCATTGATTTATGAACTGCAGTTCCATCATTATGTATCTCAATATAGCTACCCGATTTATGAAAGATGTGAACTCGTTCTTCGCCCGGTGTGTCATCCAACTCAATAGCATGCCCACTCTTTGATGTAATCGTTCTGTTGTAAGGGTATTGTGCCTTATAAGGATTATTTGGTTCAAAACCAAACTTGGGTTTGTCTAATTGAGATTCACCTCTTGCTAAAGCAGACACGCCGTGCTTTGCAACATCATTGTTAGGAATGAACGGGAAAGATCCCATGATCATCACAGTTTGCTTTTCAGAACCATCAACATAAAATCCTACAACAGTAGAACCTGGTGACAGCGATGGTGAGTCACCTGCACCTTGCAAACTAGCACTCGTTGTTGGTGTCATTGCAATTGCCCAGTCAAGTTCATCTGAGCCAACGTTTTCATCATGCTCATTAAAGATACGAACTTTAACTCGACCCAACTTTAAAGGATCTTCAACGTCAACAACGCTGCCAATAAACCAGTGAAATTCTCCGGATAGTTGTGCCATAATTAATTCTCTGTGAATCCGCCCTTGATCAATTCAAGCGCAATTGTGTGTTGTGGTCTATCAGTATTTAAAACAATATGACATAGTTTAGAGACCAAATAGTTTCCGCTGTCTAATCGTGACTTGCCCGTATTATCATCGGTGTCTTTTGTTGAGGGGAAGGTGCATTTGATCATATCACCGACTGTTATTTCAGTATCACCATAGATATGAATGTTTGTAATATTCTGTGCAATTTTGTCCGCATAACTAGATATGATGTTCATCTTATCAGGAAAGAAATCTTCTGATTTATCACTACGAGTAAATCGAAGCATAGACACGGCAGTTGTTTTGCCATGATTTTGCTGGAACGTTGATGTAGTCGTTGTTGCAGCACTTGAACCATCAGCAGTTTTGAATTGTGCAGAACCTTCATTGTCCGTATAATTTAATTTAGTAGTATTCATAGTAACCAAGTCAACTTTATTCACAATTTTAAATTGAGCGCCGTCTTGAACCTTTGAAACGGCGGTAGCAAAGTTCGGTTGATTGTATGCGATGATATCTCTAATAGTAATGTTTCTAGAATCTAACTTACTGTTGTTGTCAAGGAAAAACTCTTTATCAGATGCACCTGCAGCTATTGCCTTGGCGCCATCTTCCATCATCTTTTCAATGGTTACAAAATTGAATCCGCGTCTGTTTTCAAAAAACACAAACGAGTGTGAATCT